TCTAGTGGACGGCCAACCTCAATACTTCCGTCAAGACGGATAACCCAATGGTACCCGATATCCGACCAGCCTCTACCGTTTACGTGCCATCCACGAATAGTGTCTACGCTAAAGTCTTTGCCTTCTCTAGTTGCAGAGCAGTGCAGGATGATTCTGTTTAGATCTCTCATTGTTGTTTTTTATTCTTCGGGTGCTGGTGGGTCATACTCTGCTAACTCAGTGTCTGTTAGGCTTACGATCTCTAATACCTCTCTGTTTACTACTGGGTTTCCTGTGGGCGCATACGTGCCAAGAATAAAGTCCATAATCTGAGACCCAATCTCACCCATGTGATCTGCGATATCGCTGTAATAGAAGAACCAGATATCTTGAGTTGGATGCTTCTTGTAGCTGGCTACGTTAGATGTGACCTGTCCATCATCATAGCGCTGCTCTACAGTGCTGATCCAGTTGGCAAGTTGCTGTATGTGTTGAGCGGAAAGCTCTTGATATAGGCGTATGATTCTCATTAGGTATATAGACTGTATTGTGAGTTCATGTCATCACGAATAGCATCACTGTTCGCTGTAGATTGAGAGCTATCAAAAATGATTAGTTCGTAAGTATAGCCGTCCCACTCGTGATTCGTTGCGTCAGCCCCTAAGTTAAAGGAGTCAGCCCCAGAGTTAGCGGCCGTGCTGTTGGAAGTAGAGCCTATCTCCGAACCGTTTATGTCCATACGAAGATTGGAACCATCATGGTGATAGTAGTTGTATTCATTTCCAGAGGTAGTGGGTGGGGACAAAGGAAACTGAACACCTCTCCAAACAAATCGGTTGACATTAGAATATCTGTTGGTTCTGAAATAAGTTATGCCTCCGTTGGCGTGTGGCGATGTTGATAGGGACATGTTCGTACAGAAACCGTTATCATTGTTATCTGTAGCGTGGTGTATACTTACAGCAGGTCCAGAGCTAAAAAAACCGCCTGATACCTGAGCTACACTTGACAAGTGAACGTCCGATGCACCACTAAACTTTACTGCACGACCTGTAGTTGCACCATCATCAAATGTTGGTTGACGACTAGCTGTCTGCTGTTGAAGGTCTCGACCTTGACCACTCTGATCGTACCACTTCACTACGTGGGCAGTATCACTACCAAGGAATGTATCAATAGCCGAGTAGTCTACAGTCTCACCCATACCAAGGCCAGAACCAAAATCTTGCTCAGTGTTGTCTGAGCTTCTACGTAAACGTATCAGAGGCCCAGTATACCCACTGTTAATCCGTCTAGTGCTGAGTGCTAATACAGGACTGTCAGACGAAAAGTTTGCTAGATCCAATCCACTAAATGAATATACATATGAGTTTATCAGGAACATTAGGCAGGGTTGTAGTAAATAGTAACCTTGAGCCCTGCACCTGCGGTTGACGATCCAATAGCATCAATGTCAATAGTCATCTCTGCATCATCAGCAATAGAAGCGTCTGATATGACAGCAGCTGTTGCTGCGGTTGTAGAGGTTTTCTCCCCAGCGTCGATAGTTAGCTTAGTAGAAAGAATAGTTGATCCAGACTCATTGATATCAACAGTAAGTGCAGATCCAGCGGGAGCTGTTGTGACAGAAGCTCTAACCGCAGTAATGGTAGCAGCCTGTGGCATACGGAACGTAGCCTTAGCAGTACCCGTAGTCAGGTCCGATGTCTCGTCAGAACAGGCAACAGTAAGGCTGCGAGCAGTCGAGTTCATGTCGTCAACCACAAGATCTATCGTACCATCGGCATCTTGGTATGTAGCAGATATACGTGTCTCAGTATTGCTGCTAAACATTGCACCAACAATATCCTGCACTTGCTCGTCAGAAAGCTGAGTATTGGTATCTGAAACTGTGTTAGTGAAAGTAATCTTGTCACTAGATCTAGCGATAGAAAGTCCAGTTCCAGCCTCTAATACTACATCGTCAGTGCTACCATCAGAACCAGTTAGACGGATCTTTTCTTCGTCTGAGTTATCACCATCTACACAAGAGACAGAAAAAGTAGTGTTATTATCGGCAGCAAAACTAAGGGTACCAGCACCATCGGTCTTCAGGAAATGACCGTCACTTCCATCAGCACTTGGTAGTGCCAATATCAGATTCGAACCGATATCCGATGGTGCTGCCAATCTAACAAAATTTGTACCGTTATCAGTGTCCTCTCTAAGTGTTATTGTAGCGCTTGCTGCGGATGTGCCAGTAACAGTTATACCCCTGTTAAATGTGACACCTGAGGTTGGTGAGATTGTATGTACGACAGTATCTGAACTACTGAACGTAAGGTTGTTCAAACCCATCTCGATATCACGAACACCAGAAGCCGCTATTGTTTGGTCTGTGTTGCCAAGGTTGTTGCCATCAGCACCAGCTGGTCCTTGCGGACCAGTAGGCCCGGTTGCACCCGTGTCCCCCTTTGGCCCACCAGCAGTAATAATAACTGGACTAACTGTCGGTGGGGTAATCGTCACCACAGTAGGCGATCCCGGTGTTACAATTATGTCAGCCATTACACAGTGATATCTTCGTTAACCTTAAAAGTGCCGAACAGTTTAGTTGAAACAACACCAGATGAGTCCGTATTTTGCAAGTCGTACACATACAATCCTGAGTCGATCTCAGCCATGTTGTCAGCAGAAATAGTTATAGTAAGGGTTGAGTTGGTTGCAGTGCCGTCAGAAACAGAAAAGCTTTCAGCCTCAAGGATAACACTGTCCTCAGTGGTGTCCGTAAGCCTTACCTGCATGCTAAAGCCATCAGCTGTTTGAGTTGTTTGAAAGTCTACAGGGAGTGTAAACGTATCACCCTTACGGCATACGATGTCAAGGCGTACTGAAGTATCTAGATTTACTGTAGCCATTACTGGTTAATTAGTTGGTCAATAATATCTGAAGGAGTAGCCTCTGGAGTAGCTCCTTTCTGTAGCTCGCCCCGATTGCCTTTTCTCTGCTCGATCAGCTTAGACTGCTCAACAGCTTGCTTCTCAACACGATCATCTTTACGATCCTCTTTGAGTACTTCGAGCTTCTCTTTGAACTCTTGCTCGTCAGTCTTGAATCCGAGTGTAGCTTGAGCTCTGATCATCTCGATTTCTTTTCTGTGCTGATGCTTCAGCTGCTCCATCTGGGCCTCCATCTGGGTTTTCATCTGGAGCTTTTGGGTCTCTATCTGAGCCTCCATCTGCATCTCTTGCATTCTGCCCTGAGAAGCAGCTTGTGCTGCTTGAGCTTGAACTTGAGCTTGCATCTGAGAGTTCTGCTGAGCCATCTGCTGGTTGGCAGCAATTCTCTTTTTACGTCTCACCACAAGCAGTCGTTCTGCCTGATTGATGTCTTTGAGTTGGCGAATCGCAATAGCGTCTTCAATGTCAAGCTCTTTCTGCGATAGAGACACTTGGATGTTTTGCTCCAAGTACTGCTTTTCAATCTCCTCCATCTCCTTCTGGACTGTAACGCCAAAGTTATACATCACCAGATTCTCGAATGTAGAAAGCAAACCCATGTTCTCCTTGCCAACAGCATTAGCGTAGATCTCGAAGAGAATAGATTCTCTGGGTATAATCTGAATACACTTAACAATATCCTTGCATACCTTCTTGAACAGAAGCATTGATGCATTAGTGATATCATAGATAGCGTTATTTCCCGCAGCGATAGCTTGCTGTCTTACACCCACCAACGCATCCCCCTTGGGGCTTGATGCATCCATAGCCTCGTTGATGCCCGTGGTGTCACGGATCATTCTCAGGTAGTGGTTATAAATACCAATAAGCTCGTTAATATTACGGATGGAGTTGCCAATCTCTCTGATCGGCGGGTTTTGAAAGCCGCCCTCAGGGTTCTTAGATCGGTAATAGAATACGCCCGTCTGCTCATAAATGTCGTGGAGTTCAAGTGGCTGTAGTTCACCACCCTTTCCAAGCTGTACATTCTCAAGAGCCTCGATGTCAATGATAATGCCGTCAGGCTTTGCCTTAGCAACTGCTTGCTGAATCTTAAGGTGGGTGATGTTGATTTGATCTGCAAACCCAACACAGCTGTCAACCATTGACTTTGGAATCATGTTTAGCAAATTCGTTGCGGTACATGAGTAAGAAAGCTCGGCTTTAGATATGTCGTGAATGTTCTTTGGGGTGTTGGTCTTCAGGCCGTAGTTTACCATCTTGTCACAGCCCACAATGTACAGGCCGCCATACACAACTTCATTCTCAAGCTTGGTGACCTCTCTCTTGTATATCGAGTTAGTCTGACCTTTGTAGTTATCACCTTTGAAAAAGAATCCTACATTCCCGTACTGATTCTCCTTTGACTCATAAACCATACAGTCAACGCTCTTGAACTCAAAGTCAAGAACCTCAACCATGTACTCGTCATATCCGTACTTGTGCCTATTCATGAATTGATCGTAAGAAGACTGATTAAGCTTCTTAGAATCATACCCATATTTTTTCTGGGCCGTTTGTGCAATCTTCTTGAAGTCGTCTTCGCTAAGCTGCTCTCCTGCGATTCTTTTCAGTTCGTGGATTGGGATTGACTTAATGCACCCGGCATAAATCAAATCGTTCATTCCAGCATCCTCAGTTTGACTGTACACAAATCCTTCGGGATCTACATACTCTTCTTTGATTCCGTAGTTAGGATCATTGGTTCTCTTGATCACAGCCATACCAAGAGTCACCAAGTCCTCTACACATCTCCTGTAGATAGAGTCTGTAAAGTTATTCCACTCCAAGGTGAGGTTAGTTGCTATCTGTGCAGCAATCTCAGCTGAAGACTTGATGTTATTATCCATGAAGATTTCAGCCTCCTCTAGAGTCTCAGGAATCTTCTCCACATATTTGCTTGAACCCCCAGTCTTCTCGTTGATCTCGTTGAGCTGCTTTTTGTTGCGTACAACCATCTCGACCTTTCTTCTCTCCAAGTCTTTCTCCGAAGAGGAAAGCGGATCAATAGCCTCAAGATTTGGATATGGATCTTTTGATAAGATCTTGTTGACTACGATTCTAACAAACTTCGGGAGGATAGGGACAGGACTAAAGTCCAAGTTCAACATACTTCCATCGCCGTTAGACGGATCTAGAGATGTCAGGAGCTGCCTGTAGATTGTGGTATCTTGAGTACCGTTGGCGTATTTCCTGTTCTTATGGAATATCTGTGACCGCTTTTTAACGAGTGACTGATTCTCACTCATGCTACCCCACTGAGAAAGGATAGCCTTTGCGTATCTAATTCCATACTCCTTGCCTTCTTTTACCTCTCTTGATTCGAGAGGGTTTGGAAAGCCCGGTTTATTGGTATTATTGTGGCTGTACATTACCTCGCAAATATACTAAATCTACGTGTGGAAGGATTTAGGCTTGTATCTGCGGAAAAACTTCTTCTCGTCAAAGTTGCTTTTTACTTTCTCTTGCTTCACCTTTTGAGCAGCAAGTAGAGCAAGACCTGATGAGATTGTAAGGTCATACTTTGTTCTCTTGTCAATCTTATATGCAATCCAATCCTCAAGAGTTCTATTGAAATACATAGCCCCCATCTCATCGGTCTCTGGTCTAATCCCAACATGGCTATGTATGTAAGCCTCAATCGCTTGGGCGTGAGATTGTATCATATCGACTGAGTTAGACGGGACACCCTTGGTACGTACTTTTACTCTAGCACTAGCGCTTGACAGGTGTGACGGGCGATCTAACAAGTAGTTGTCATACCCACGCTTTTCAAAGTATCTAGCTATCCCGTACTTGTTGTTCTCGATCAACAGCGGATACCCGTAGTAGAATGCAGCCATGAGGCAGTCCTCATAGAATATTGCTGCAAGGTCTGGGCGGGATGCGTACTCTAGGATAAACATGTTTGACGGGGCTTGCATGTTAAACTTGTTGTACAGATGCATAGCACCCTTCGAACCTCTACCGTCTACAGTCTGATCAAGGTCGTAGCTATCCACACCACCTACGCCTACATGAGTGTTGGCTGGGGACTTGCGGCCATTACGCTCAGTCACAAACTTGTTTCTGTGCTCGGGCTGTGGGTGCCACGAGACTCGGAACCTACCGTTTGGATCTGGGGAGAACACAACCTCTTTATCCTTCTCCTTCCATGAGAAGTTGCCTTTTACTATAGGGTTTGGGAATAGATTGTTGTTGTGGTCAATCTGCTGGTAGATCTTACCCACGTTAAACACGCTGCCTTCGATACTGTCACGGAACGCCTCGTCGATACTCCAAGGGAACTGCCTCACGAGCTCGTTCATCTCCTTAGGGTTGGTCTTCATTGCGTCCCGCTCGTTCTTCAAGTATGTCTTAGACCCGATGTCGATCATCTCCCCATCTATCCCCATCACGGGTTCTTCGGGGTCTTCCGTTACGCAGTTGCCGTACTGATCAAAGAACCCTTCGAGTGCATCATAGGCTGGAATAAACAGCCCGTACAATCCACTCTTGGTCCTGCCGTTGGCGTTACGCTCTGTAGGATCGGAGTCATCCCATAGCTCACGGAACTCCTCACCACCTTTATCCATTGGGTTTACTGTAGATCCGACCAGAGCCTTCCCTACAATCTTTCTACCCACGATCAGACAGGTACGCTCAATACGCCACGCCTCACGTATATCCGCTGGCTTCTCCCACTTACCAGCCTCATCGAGGTACAGCAAGTGAAGCTTCTCACCATCGTATGCGTTGTTGGTGGTGTTCTTCCAGTTGATGACTGTATTCAGCGCATCACCCTTAGTGGATGTCTTGTTGTTCTTTGTGATTCGTTTCGACGGCTCTCGGAATGCCAGCTCCATACGTGGGTTGGTGGTACCGTCTTGAATAGGCTTGAAGAAGAATGGGTACGACTTAAACATCGACACCGTCTTCTTCATGAAGATGTTCTCCTGAGCATCCTTACCAGTCTTTGACTGAATACCCAGCAACTTGTCTTTAACTTGTGTAGCCTCATCCACAAGAACCGAAGAGCAGATATTAGTGTAACCAGAACGGCGACACTTAGTATAAAGCTGACCGATGCAACGAGGGTCAGCTTCGCAAGCAGCCATGTGGATAAAAATCCTCCTCTGGAAAGCGAAGTAGTATGCGTGTCCAATATCAAGCTTTGTCCATTGGAGTAGCATGTAGTGCCTACCTGTAATATACGTAGGCTCCCCATTATTGTAAAACCAAACACCGTTACGGCGGCGGTCAAATTCCCTTTCGATATATGGAAGAAATTTTTTCCTGAACTCAGCAGGTTTCTCATACCACTCATCCATACTTCGTATTGACGACAGCTCTTGCGGCACGTCAAGCCTTCGCCACATCTGCATCTTCCGAGGCTCTTCAGCGAATAGGATTTCTTTTTTGGGTGGTTTCTTCGGGAGCGCAACAAGTAGCCCGTCGATGTCGATGACTTCACCGTGTGTCCCTCGAGGGTCCACCACAACAGCTTTATCTTCATAGCCTTCTACTTCGATCAGCATGATCAGTATTCTTTAAGAGCCTCCCAAAGCATCAGAGGAACCTCATACTCCTTGAACGTCTCCATGATCAATCTTGCTAGATCCTTCTGCCCTTGCTTATACCCATCTTTGAATGGGTCGCCATGAGATGCATTCCAGCTGTCTTCGAAGTACCAGAAGTCGTCGTGAGTGAAATCACTTACTAAATCGTTCTGCAATTCCTCCGGAGAAGTCTCGGGCTTCTTCGATGCTTCCATTTTCTTGTAGTTCTTTCACCATCTGCTCCAGCTTCTGTCTTTCGATCAGTAGCTCTTTACAGTCAATGGCAGTTTGCTTGATTGATTGAAGCTCCGCTTTACGTGCAGAGCCACCTGCTTCTGGATCGACAGGCTTTTTTACTTCGGCGATCATATTGTCGATAGCCACCTCCATGCTGGACATGAGTCGCTTCGCCGCCTCTACGGTGGTGAACTTACGTCTCGACATAGAGCAGGTCTTCAGACCGGACACGGTAATACTCCTTGCCCTCGATCTCGATACGGTAATCCATGTTCTTGGCAAACCCAACAACATCGCCCTTCTTTACACCAAGCTCTTTCTGCTGTGGTGTGTCAAAGCTAACCCTACCTTTTAGTACAGGCTCTTCTTCGAGCTTTACGACTTCAATAACTTCAGAATCTGGCTCAACTTTTTCTTCAGTTGGCTCCAGTAATGACCAACCAAACAAAGGACTGATGTCACCAGTTTCCTTACCCATGAAAGCAATCGCTTGATTGCTGATTGTAAACTTCGGATCACATTTAACGGTATAGTGGTTGTCAACTCCAGTAAGCGGTTGCCCACCTTGGATGACCACCAGATGATGAAAATACAGAGTGTCGCCAATGCTAACACCAGTGTCGTACTTGCTTGGTGCAGCCACGACTTTACCTTCTGTAGTACGGTGCTCAAACTCATTGTACTTGGTGTCTACGAATAGCTCTAACCCGCTATCAAGCGTGATAGTGTCGTTAAGAGGTTTGTCAACCTCCACGACAAATAAATCTAGTGTACGCATAAATTAAAAATTCAAATCAAACTCAAGTATGCAAGGCATAGCATCTACCGCCTTCCATAGTTGAGTCCCCTCGTCGTCTTCAATGTAGACGAGGTATCGAGTCTTACCATACTTATACAGGTAAGCTTCGTCTTGGATGATAGCTGTGACTTTACCGCCACCTGCATTCATACCAGTATAATATGCCATGCCGTTCTTGGGATCTTTCCCAATCACGATCTTTCTAATCAGTCCGTCCATCTTAATTTAAGTTCACGTCGATTCCTCCGAATAAATCAGAGAACCCTCGACCTTTATCGTTTGGCTCCTCATATGTGGCATCCATGAGTTTCTTGACTGTCTCAAGCTCATCACGGTCCTCGAGGTTGAAGCTGAATACCGACTGGAGTTCTACCATACGGCCTTCTTCAATAGCATCTTGCATCTCTGCTTCAATCAAACCAAACACCATAGCGCTCATTACACGATTCTCGAACCCGTATTCTCTTGTCAGCGCCTCGATCTGCTGAATCAGCAGGTAGACCTTTGCCATGAATTCAACCTCGTGCTCGTTCATTCTCGCTAGATTTGTATCTCAAAGATACGAATTAAATTATGCCAAGGTCTAGAGTAGCAAAGAAGCGGCTGTTCAGGGACTTCTCCTTTCTGAATGACAGGTACGTCAACTTCAACTACCTCAAAAGATTACGTCAGAGACGGATCGAGTGCTGCGAGGCAAACGATATCAGCCAAAAGTTTCTGGAGTTTATGCTGTGGGCGTATGACCTAGAGTTCTTCACCCTGAAGTATGCGGCTGAAGACTACGGTGTGAGCAAGCGTCACATCGGTGAGCGGTGGGTATACCCTCTAGCAAACATGGGGTATGTGTATAAACACTTCGATAAGCTCACCCCATCCAAGCAGATGGAGGATCACATGTTCCATGAAGAGACGAAGTTCAACTATAGAGTGCGTTACGCACTGACACAAAAAGGAAGACTCCTAGTCCAGCGGTTTTACAACTCACTGAGCTAGGAGCCCTGATTATTTCAAGATGAGATTTCGGCTAACGTCTAGCAGCAGCCTTTAGCATACGCATCAAATCTTCTCTACCAAGCTTTTCCATTGCCGCTTTCTGCTCTTCAGACATGGGCATTGGTCTCATAGTCTTCTTCATTCTGCGGTTTGGTCTTACAGTCTTCCTCATCCTCTTTTGCTTTTCGGGATCATGGTAGCCGCCATGCTCGTACTCCATGTAACCGCCTCCGGCGTACTCATCAATCTTACCACCTTCTCTCTTTTCCTTCACGCCTCTACCTTCAAGGATGTCAGCGAAAGTAACCTTACCGTCTTTGTTGAGATCAGGGAAACCTTTGCCTCCTTTATCGTACTTCATGTATCCACCACCGGGCATCATGTCGATCTTACCACCCATCATCATTTTACGGACTTTTTCTGCGGGTGACTCCGAGGATTTAAATCTATCTACTTTTGGTCGAGGATCAACTGGGTAGTTTCGCTCAACACCCTGCATCATCTCATCGAACTTAGCTTCGTCGAATACAAACTCACCATTCTCGTTCTTGCGGATGGGGTAGTCTTCGTCAGCGATCATATCCTTGCCAGCCTCGTCTTGAGCTACAGCATACTCGTTCCAGTTGCCGAATACTTGCACCTGCTCACCGTTTGGTGACTCGTACATTACGAATTCTCTTGAGGTCTCTTCGTCATACATCACTGGTGATGCGTATTGACCAGTCATAGTAAAGGTGTCTTTGTCACCTTTCTTCTTTTGCATTGCTGCTTTTAGCATGTCTGCCATGCCGCCTGAGTTCATCATGGCTTAAAATCTTGGAATAAATGATGGAAGATTAGCCCTTCCAATAGCTCTACGGGTTGAAGCATCACGAAGGGCT